TGGGTTTCTTTTATTCCAAACATCTGCGTAAGTTTCGTTGTCCTCATAAGAACAATAAAAATACAAACCCTCACCATCAAATGTGCGCCACGCCACAGGCTCTTGCTCTGCATAAGCATCTTTGTACAAGCCCAACCGTTCATTTTCATTGTGCAAGGCTTGAAGTGCTTTCTCTTGTGCCAATCGTTCTTTGAGTGCGGTGATGGCTGTTTCTTTGCGGTAAACCATGTGCCCATCTTTACCAATAACCATGTCTAGTTCATCCGCTTCCAACGCCTCAAGCGCCAGCTTCATTGCTTCTTTGTCAGTCATGCTTGTTCTCCTCTGGCTCTGATTGCATCGGCAATAAATTCGCCATATTCATCACCGTATTCATCACACAGCTTGGCACACGCCTCACGCTCATGCTGTGCCACAAGTTTGGCAAAGTGATGGCGGATATACACCTCACCATCCTTTATTGACTCTTGCATGGCCTGTTGCCATACGATGTCAATTTCATCTTGTGTCATGCTTCTTGCTCCAGTAGTACATCACGCCATTCGCCACGATTGGGTGATGGCAAAGTGTTTCCGTCTTTGTCGGTTATGTGTACTGACAGCATTATGTTTTTGTCCTCCCACCATTGCTGGAGGATGCGAACAGTTCTTGCAATGTTTTCACCATATTCAGGTGCAGTCACTACACGATCAACAAAGCGTAGTTTTGGTGTTGGTGTCATTCAGCCACCTCATAAGTCATCTCAAAAATATCTGGCTTGCATGGGTAGTGTTCGCCCTTCACCCCTGTGATGATCCAGTCGCCGGGGGTGACCAACATCCAGCCTTCAAGAGTGCGGATTTCGCCAATCGACCCTTTTGGAAGCCCCTGCCTCCTTTCCCATTCCAAATTCACCGATGCTGTGGGCTTGTGAACCAACGGATGGTCGCCCATCTTGAACCACTGGGTGGCCTCAATGACCACAGGCTTTTTTCTGTATTTCATCGCTTCATCCCCCTCACAAACGCCGCGAAGCTTGCCACTGTGTCACGCCCAAAAGGCATGGTAAATTTTGTTTCCAACTCCACCGCCACTTCTTCCAATACTTCGTTACGTGTTGCCATCAACACCGCATCGCCATCGCGGGGGTCGTATCCCATGCACCCACGCTCAGCGCATCCTGCATCAACAAGCAAATTTCCATAAATCTGTTTCTTGCGCCAGCCGCTGGTGTGTTGCCATTGGCCCTGCTTGAGCGCCAGTTCCTCGAACGCCTCGTCCTCTGCGTCTTTCATGTTCTCTCCTTTGTGATCTTCGGTTTCCTACGCAAAACATACAGCCAATACTTGAATGACTTGTGTCCCGCTTTCCACGCGCCGATGTTGAGTCGGATGGCGTATAGAAACACACCCCACTTGTACGCCCATGCAAGTTCTTTCTGCATTGAGTCCCAGTCAGCGTAGTTGCCGTTGCTGTACGTGATTCGGTATCTCATCTATCCCCCCTCTCGTTCTCGTCCATCCAGAACCACAGGTGCATCAGCCCAACAAACACAAGGCCGCACACAATGAAGCCTATGCCGCCCAAGATAATCGTGGTTAGTATTGTTTCCATTCAACCCCCGAACACTTTCTTTAGCTCGCTGTACAGATACCGAGCATCCCCCACATCGAGGTCACGCAGTATGCACAGCGCATCGTACACAGCACGCGCCTCACGCACAGGTTTGGCAAGCACCACTGCAAGCGTGTCGTGCCCTTTGTCGGGGGTAGTATCGGGGGCCAGCGCGGCTATGCCTTGCGCCTTGGGCTTTGCGGGATTTGTTGGCTTGTCGCGTGCTATGCCCAGCTTCTTGCTCATCTCTTTTCTCTTGGCTCCGCTGACCAGAGGCTTGTAGTAAACGCGTTTTGCTTCGAGGTTGCCCACCTCGTTGATACTCACCATCTTGTTGCGAACCATCTGCGAAACAAGCGAGCCTATTGAAGCCTCTTTAAAACCCGCCTCGATAAACACCTTTCGCACATCGGCGCGTAAGCAGCCGGGGTTGTCTCTGATGTAGGTGAAGATGTCTTTGGATAGGTTGCCCGTGAGGGTGAGTTTGCTGTTGCCGTTGATTTTAGTTTGCATGATTGGTGCCTGTGGTTGTGCTTGCATGGTCTGCTTTTCCTCTTCTTCCCATTCGTTGATGGTGGTTGATAAAACTTGGTTCTTGATTGCAGTGGTAAGTGCGGTTTGTAAGTCGGGCATTTTTAGTCCTTGGCTAAGAGAAAAAAGATGGTGGAAACAAGGGTGAAAACGACAGCGACATAGATCATTGCGCTCTCGATGAAGTAGCACCAATCAGGGCGTATGCCAAGCAGTGCGGCTTGGATAAGCTCTTCGTCTCGCGTCATGGTGCTGGGCCTGCCGTTGTACATCAGGCCGATCTTTACTTTGCCCGTGTCGTAGGGCGGTGTGTGGTAGTGCATGTGTGCTTCTCCGTTTTTTGAAAATGTACCTCGCAATTAAAAGTCTGTCAAGTGTTGGACAAGTTAGTGGTTGCTACGCCCTCCATATAAATAAATCCAAGGCCAGCACGATTAGCGCCAGCAGGAAGACCACGCGTGCAACGCGTTCGGATAGGGTGTAGTTATTCATCTTTCATCTCCTCTAGTAAAGCCGCCTGATCTTCGGGATAAAGATCATCGAACGGCACGAAATGGTTCTCTTGGCAGCAAGAGTAGCTGTCCCCCTTGGGGGTCAGGCAGTACACGCAATAAAGTTCATCAATCATTTACTTGGCTCCTTGGTTGAAAAATACTCGTTCGCTTGTCTTACTATGTGGCTTTGTTTTACAGCTATGAACTGTTTGTGTTGCCACAGGCGCTGTGTAGCGGCAGCAAGTTTGTCTACCCATGCGTCTATCCCTGCGGGGTCAAGCGTGGGGTTGTAGTGTTTGCTCCATTCTTTAAGGGAAGAAGCCAGCACAACTATCCTTGGGGAACCGCCCATTAACTGGTGTGTACGCCCTCGAAGTGGGTGCTCTCGGTTTGATTTGTTTACGCGGTGCATCCCCCCTCCATAGATGCGTTCGTACCACATCATGAGCGAGGAATCCGGCACTGCTTTGATTAACACCATGACATCTACGCAGGGGCCGTCTTTATGTCCGTCATAGCGAAGCAGTAGTTTGATTAGCCTGTTTTCTAGTTGAACTGCAAGTGGTTTGTTGGCCATATGAATGTTCCTTTTGTTTAAAAGCCCCGTGGAACACCGCGTTCCACGGGGACTGACACCCGTCAGGCAAGCAAGGCGGGCAGGGGTTGGCTACGCACATGAGACCAGTTGAGGTAGTAGCAGAGCACCTCGGCAATCGTACCGGCAGACTTACCGTTGCGCACGAAGTCGTGCATCGCGGCAACATCTCGGTCGAGCGCGGCTTTGTAGATGTCTTGCTCGTATGAGGACAGGTCTTGCTCACGCGTGAATGTCGTGATGCTTGGCATCCAGTTGGCAAAGATGGTGTCAATGGTAGCCATGGGCATGGCCTCGAGACACGCCTCGACCGCCTCCACATCCGCATCAAACAGATACTCACCAAGCAGCTCGATGTCTTCCATGGTCATGGACTCAGCGTCAATCATCGCATCATCGGCCCACTCGTAGTCGTCCTCGTTGAACTTGGGGTCATGCGCTGATACAGATGCCTTGCGTGGTGCGACCTCACCCATGTACATATCGTCATAGATGTCATCACCGCCCCAGCTACCATACTTGCCATAGGTGGAATAGCTGGAATACCGACTGGCGTGGTTGCTGGACGAGTAGTATGTGGGTATCAGGCGTGTGGGTCTCCATGCATAGGTGTTGCTGAACCACAGCCCATCGTGCTCAACGCCCTGGTCGTAGTTGACATGGGCCATACGACCCTCGCCGTCCATGAACACAAAGCGGTTGTCGCCGATGTAGTCAGCAACCATGGTCAGGAACGACTCGTTGTGTATGAGCGTGGGGTGGTCATGCACAGGGTCAGCAAGGTAGGTCTTGATGAAGTGCCAAGTGTCGGACTTGGTGGTGTCGGCGGCATTGCCAGTCTTTAGCACGCCGTTGTGCATCATGGCAACATAGCCAGGGACAACATCGTAGGGGTGGCAGTTGATGAGGTCGGTGTCGCCGTGCGTAGTCCAGCGGAAGTGGATGGCCAACTCGCGGTCATCGTTGGGTAGCTTGGTGATGAACGCAGTCGCATCGGCAAGACTCTTGGGCAGAACCTTGACGACCTTCAACCCCTTGGTTGTTGAGTACATGATGCCGATACCATCGGGGTTCGATGAGTAGATGTCGGAGATGAGACCATTGGTCTCGAGCAGGGTCGAGCGGATTTTGGCAGACTTGCCAGTGATGATGAGACACATAGTGATTTTTCCTTGATTGTTATTTGATTAAACGCGGTCAACACAAGCCAGCTCAGCGGGCGCGGCATTCTTGGCAGTGGCACGACGACGAACGCCATACCAGTCGGCAAGGTTGGGATAGGTGTTGTTGGTGGTACGCAACCACTTGATGAAGCTCGAGTAGTCAAGGTCGCGGTAGCTTGCGACACGGCAGAACATGACAGCGGCATGGGTGAACTCGATCTGCGCCAACAAACGCTCACGCTTGAGAGACGAGCGGAAGATGCGAAGCTCGATGGTGTTGAAGTTGCGCTCACCGACATACTCCACACCCAAGCGGTCAGCCTCGGAACGCTTCAAGCAGGTCGTGTTGACCATGCGGTAGCGGCGTGTGCTCTTGCCCTTGATGGCGTGCTTGGGGTTGTCGAGGATGCTCTGCTCTTCTGCCGCGCAGTACTCACGCGCTTGCTTGTCCACAGAGGGGTGGCGACCAGCGATACGGCGAATGAAGTCCACATTGGTGCTGGCATTGATGAGCATCAGGAACTTGCCAAGCGTCATCGCAGTGAACGCACGAGAGTCGATGTGTACATGCATACCGCACGCACTGTCGCCGTTGTGCCCACGCACATCCCAGGCAGAGAACTGCGAAGGCACACCTGCGGTAAACCAATCGCCGAAGCGCTTGATGTGCTCGCTCAGTTTGCGCGGTGCAGTCACGACCTCGAAGCCGCCGCTGGGCAGCGAACCATCAGACTTGCATACGCAGTAGTCTTCGTCAAGTGCTTCGCGCATAAGCTCAACCGCACTGCTGATAGACCCCTCTGTTGACATCTCCAACTCGACACCCATGAGGAAGTCACCGAAAGGCGAAGACACGAAGCTGGTGTCCTTTGCCACAAAGTCTGTGACCACCGTCATGTAGCTCATCAGGCGATTGGGTTCCTCGTCGCGGTCGTAGTCACCATCGTCCTCGTCATAGTCGCTCTCTGCTAACTCTTCGTCGCGGTCGTATGAGTAGTACGCTTGCTCACGCTCAGACCAGTGTGCATCGTCTGACTGCCAGTACTCTTCCGCGTCTTCGATCCATACTGCGCGGTCGTCACGGCACGACTCACACCATGTACGCATACGCCCATTCTCACGCACCTCGCAGGTATCGTGCGCGTGCACCACATGATTGCAGTAGGTAAACTCCAGGTCAGTGTGTACGCCTGCATTGCTCAGCGCGGACTCAATAGCAGGGAACGCTTCAACCATGCGATTCATCAGGTGACCATCGCTGTGGTCTGCAAACCAGCTATCGAACTCATCCGCATCCTGGTCTTTGATGGCCTCGCGCACCTTGCGACCAAGCTCGGCGTAGTGTTGACGCATACGCATGAATTGCGACTGGTCAATGCGTATGCCTTTGTAGTCTGCCCTGCCCTCTCGTGCCTGATCTAGCCCCAGCTTGATGCGTGCGTTGCGTTTGATGCGATCTACCCGTGCGCTAATCAGCGTGGACTTGCGTCCGTAGAATGGAGAGTCCAGCAAGCCAAGCAGTCTTTGTTGTAACGCGTAGCCCTCGATGTCGAACCATGCACGCTCCGCTTGTGTCAGCGGCTTGACGACATACGACGCGTCGTCAAACGCAACGCTCCATGTGTTGTTGTCGATCATGTACTGCATAGCTTCGTCCAAGCTGGTGTGTGACAAGACTGAATTAATATCAGAGTAAGAGCGACTGAGCCACGGGGACTCAATGCCTGCACTGCGCGTTGCTTCAACGAAGCAGGTGTTCGGGTTGTTGAACAGACAGGGGTTGGATACGCCCTTGATGGCAAGCCACACGCGCGTGTTGAATGCTTCGGCTACAAACACATGGCGGTGCTTGATGTGGTTGATGTTTGTTGCGTCAAGCTCGTCGTTGACGAAAGTAAATGTTGCGTGATAGATTTTCATGTTGCTTTCTCCGGTTTTAAGTTTTGGTTTTGCCTGTATCCGACAGGCGGCGGTTTGTGGGAGAGAAACCTCTCCCGATTACTGCAAGTGATTTTCAAGGCGGTTCAAGATACACATAGCGATGTCTTGATCGTTCATCAGCAGTGCACCTTGCACTTCAATCACCAAGTCGAGCAGCATCTTGCGTTCAGCATCAGCCAGGGCGGACTGCGCGTCTTCTCTGTCGATCAGGTCTTGGTACGAGTCCATGACCGCGTAGTGGTGTGCGTCTAGTCCTTTCATGTTGTCTCTCCTTGTGTTGCTTCGTTAACCAGCTTGTGTGCTAGGTTCAGCGCCATCGTGGCCACCACCATGGCGATGGCTTTCTCTGATCCGCTGAATCGCTCGCAGTACGCCATTAATTCATCGAGTGAATCGGGCGTGGCCACAAAGTTTGTTGTTGGTATTGGGTTCTTCATTTGCTCTTCCTGTGTTAGTTGTTCTATGTCCCACGCCATGTCGGGTCTGCCATGAAACAGGCGTACCAGTTGTCCTTCTTTGATGTCATAGGTAATCATTGCACTTCCTCCATATGAAACTCTTCTTCAACACGAGACGACACGACATTTATCGAGGCGTGCTCACCAATGATTTGCTTGCCCTCAGCAAACACATAGTCCACGGGTTGTTTGCGCTCGCGCATCTCTGCGAGTACCGCATCGCACATAGAGTCAGACAATCCCTTGGGCATGACCAGCGCGAACCAGTCGAATGGTTCAGCGTTGTACCCGTACGGGGCAAAGGGGTTCTTGGCGTATCCGTAGATACGCAGGACTGTTACTTTCATTTGCTTTATTCCTTTTCATAACTCAGTATGTCTTCACGCAACACTTGCACAGGGTAGTGCCCGTTGACTATCTCCAGTATCAAAGCGGTCAAATCGTGCACTTTCAATGTGTCCGACCCCATCCATGCGTAGAACTGGTCTTCAGTTACAAACTTTCTTTCAGTCATTTGCTTTCTCCAACAGGCTATGGTGAAAGCTGTGCGCGGCGTAGCCCAATGCCGAGTACAGCGTGGGAGAGAAATCTCTCCCGTGAATGTTCCATGAATGTTCCCCCTGACACCCGTCAAGGTCACAGCCCATGCCAGGTCGTGGGCACAGGTTCGCCCTGGGACAGATGCTTGATGATGTCAAGCGCTTGACTGATTTTCGCTACGCGGTCTTTGTCCCCCTCGGACTGCGCCCGCCCCAGGTCTTTGAGGGTGCGCCTGAGTAAGCGGTCTTTTTGCTTGCCGTGCAGGATTACTGGCACTGTCCGCTCGAATGGGCGCTTGCGCTTTGCCCGTACCACGGGCGGTATGGCATCAAATAGCGTGACTACCCTCTCGCGGATGTGCGCTGGTACATGGTCGCACCAGTGTGTGCGCTCTGGGTACAGTTGCATGGGTGTCTCAGATTTTTCCCGCTTCAACAACTCTAGCCTGCCGCGCAGTGTGTCGAGCACCTGGATGTAGGCTTGCAGTGCAAGCGTGCGAGCATCCCCAGATTTTGCCGATTTGTAGCCCAGCATGGAGCGCACGACCTTGCGCTCGTGGATGAGTGGTGCGAGGAATTCACCCCAGGTGTGGTCAAGCTGGCGCTTGTGTGCACGCTTGACCTTGAGATTTTTCCGCATTTCGCGCACTTGTGCTTTTATCCGCTCGATTGTTTCGGGCGAGTCGTGCCGTCTGCTTAGTGCGTTGTGCAGGTCGCGCTCGCCCATGTGGGCGTAGCTTGATAGTCCTTTTGGCATGATGTGTCCTTTTTCGGTCTGTAAGTATCCGTGATTAGAGCAACTTTCCCCCCGCGTGGACAGTTGCAAGTGCTTGATTGTACTGCGTTAGTCGAGCTACTGTCCACACTATACATCTGTTTGGGAAGTGATACACAGCCTTTGACAGATTGTCAAGCGCGGTCAAAACAGCGGGAGTTAGCAAGATGATAAACCCGGCAATTCTGAACGCGCACGAGTACACATCTCTATATCTATATCTATATAAATATAGATAGATAGATAGGACAGTGTGTGTCCGTGCCGCATACGAATCAACCACTTACGCTTGTCCAAGCGGGGGGAAAGTGTATCTAATCTGGGATACCTATTTTTGTGCCTATTTTTTAGGCAGTTTGTGCACCGAGTTGGTGCGGAATGGGTATTCCGATGGATTCGAGGTAGCTGGCGCAGACTTCTGCGCTTGTGTGAAGGCGTGCTTCACGCCCCACGCAAGTCTCCCACATCTGCACTTCGCGCCAGCGTTTGCCGCCCCTCTCAAGGCAGGGGATGTAGGACTTGATGACCACTCCATTGATGGTCAGGTTGGTGTGCTTTTTCATGGTGCTTCTCCAATTGCGGGAGAGGTTTCTCTCCCAGGGTTCTGCAAGGCGCAGGGTTGCCCAGCAAGCACAGCACGCTGTGCTTGCGGAAGTTCCTATCGCAGACGATACATACGGCGCACGAAGCGCAGGCGGCGCAAGCCGTTTTCGGTTGACCACACAGGGATTGCGCGGGTGCTCAAGGTGCGGTTGGTGTGGCGTTGTTTCATGACATCCGCTCCACTAGATAGCCTTCTTCCTTGTAAACCAAGGCTTCCATGACGGGGACATTCTCAATCCAGCGGGCTTGCTGGGGTAGGTAAACACGATACATGATGATTCTCCAGATAGCGGACAGGATCGTCCCCACAGAGCACCCTTGTGGGATGCGCTGTAAGAATTCCCGTTGGACAGGAAAAGAAACAGCGGCATGGATAGCCGCTGTCACTCGGGAGAGAAATCTCTCCGGGATTACTCGAAGGTGATCTGAGCCAAGGCGCGATCGACCAAGGCGTTGATCTGCTCACGGGTCAGACCCTTGAACAGCTCGACTGCCTGCTCAACCTTGACCTTGGGCACAGCCACACGAGCGTGGCTCTTGGTAGGTACATCCTCGGTGATGGGGCGAATGATGTGATAGCGGAACTTCGAGTAGCCCTTGTAGTAGGCATCCTGTGCATCCTTGGTTCGCTCGTCCCGAGTCTGGGAGAGAATTCTCTCCGCCGCTTTCGCTTTGCACTCTGTGTAACCCATGATGAACTGCACAAGGCAGTCGTGCATCAGTTGCTCTTGTTGCTCAGGCGTGGACTTGGTGTAGTCCTTGTGAGCCTGTGTAGTTGCTTTCCGTGTCAGGCGTTCTGCTTGACCCAGCGCAAAGAACAAGGCAGTGGTTGTGATTGCTTTCGATTGGTTCATGTTACTTCTCCAGTTAGTTTAAGGATGCCCTCGGGGTTTCCCCCTTGGACACTTCCAGTATCACATGACGGGGTTTTAAACATGGTCTAGAACCCCATCCCTGAACCCCACCATACCCCCACCAACCCATATATAAACCAGACATACCAGCCAGCCAGAACACTGTTTCACAACCATAAATCAATCTTTTGTAATACTTAACCACTACCCCCATAAATTTTTTAAAAAATTCTATAAAACCCTTGTCCAACGATTGACACAAGCAACAACACCTCCCAAAACAAAAAAATCCCCTGACCGTTGCCAGTCAGGGGATGAAGTGGGGGATAATCACAAACCCCCGGAGGAGAAGCAAATGAACAATTTTGCTGATTGGCCGTAGGCCAACTGACAACTGCTTGCACACTTACCGGGATTGAGTGTACATTAGCCCCATCGCAGGTTCAAGGGCTTATGCGCGTATGCTGGATCACTTAATAGATTTCTCCCCCGAGGTGAGCGCTCACCAAGGGAAAAGCGTTGCCGTAAACAAACTGTCCCCGACAGATTTGATAGACGCCAAAATAAAAACCGCTGACTGGCTCAAGGGGTTGGGGGCTACTGACACCGACGACGTTGTGGCGCAAGCGGAAATTGACGCAGCTAGGGCTTCGTTTAACGGATTGGTTGCCGCCGCCCCCGCCGAGATCACGCACAAACACCTGTCCCAAGTAAAGACCCCCGCTGCGGTACAACACTTGGTGGGCATGCTGTCTGCATACGACTGGGAGTTTGTGGAACGCGCCAAAGAGATTCGTGGCTACACCGTGGCCAAACTGTTGGAAGAAGCAGAGAACCCCAACGCCAACATCCGCCTGAAGGCGCTTGGTCTTTTGGGAAAAATCACGGAAGTGGGGCTGTTCACCGACAAGATCGAGGTCAAGAAGGAGTCTTTGAGCGACGACGAGATCGACCAGAAGATCAAAGATAAGCTCAGCAGGTTCATGGGCGTCACAGACGCGTCCGTAATCGAAGATATAGAAGTTAGTACTCACACACCCACGGCTGATGAAGCTCAACGACCTGACGCTCTCCCCAACTGAGATCGCCGCCATTCAAAAGGCGCTCCCGACCCTCTCTATCAAGGAGAAGATGGAGCTGTTTGACATGCTGGAAGAGCGCGAGAAGCGCTACGGAGTGGCAGCAGCACGCCAAGACATGATTTCCTTTGCCAAACGGGTCTATCCGGGGTTCAAAGTGGGTCCGCACCACAGGAAACTGGCCAAAATCTTCACCGATGTGATTGAAGGACGCAAAAACCGGGTCATCATCAACATTGCCCCCCGTATGGGCAAGTCAGAATTTAGTTCTTACCTGTTCCCAGCCTTCTTTCTAGGGAAATACCCTAATAAGAAGATCATTATGGGCACGCACACCGCGTCTTTGTCGGAAGACTTTGGCCGCAAGGTGCGCAATTTGATTGACAGCGAGGAGTACCGTGAACTTTTTCCCCAAACAGTTGTTGCCGATGACCAAAAAGCTGCTGGAAAATGGGGTACTGGTGCTGGGGGTCAGTATTACGCTGCTGGTGTCGGTGGCGCTCTTGCTGGTCGGGGGGCCGATCTGTTTGTTATTGATGATCCTCACTCGGAACAAGACGTAAAAGCCAACAGTCGTCTAGCGTTTGACACGGCGTGGAGTTGGTTCCAGACTGGCCCACTCCAGCGCTTGATGCCGGGGGGCGGAATCATTGTGGTGATGACCCGCTGGGGCAAACTGGACCTGACCGGGCGGCTGATTGACTACCAAACCAAGAATCCCGAAGCACCGCCGTGGGAGATTGTGGAGTTGCCTGCCATACTGAACGAAGGCACGGACGACGAGAAGTCCCTGTGGCCAGAGCAGTGGCCACTGAAAGCGTTGAAGTCGGCCAAAGCGTCAATCGACCCCCAGTACTGGAACGCCCAGTACATGCAGCAGCCCACCAGCGACAATGCGGCCATCATCTCCAGAAAGAATTGGCGCATCTGGGAGGGGGAAGAGCCGCCCACCTGTGAGTACATCATCCAGTCATGGGACACTGCGTTTGAAGCCAAGACCAGCGCTGACTATTCCGCCTGTACGACTTGGGGTGTGTTCTACAACGAGGAGGAGAACGATGCTGCGCAGGTCATACTGCTCGATGCGTTCAAGGACAGGATGCAGTTTCCTGAGTTAAAGGCCACCGCGCTCAAGCACTACAAGGAGTGGGAGCCAGATGCGTTCATCGTGGAAAAGAAGGCCGCAGGAGCGCCACTGATACAAGAGTTGCGCAGGATGGGCATACCCGTGCAAGAGACCAACCCCAGCCGGGGCAACGACAAAGTGGTGCGTCTAAACGCTGTTGCAGATTTGTTCACTTCGGGTACAGTCTGGGCACCTGACACACGCTGGGCTAGGGAGGTCATCGAGGAGGTGGCGTCCTTCCCCAACGGAGAAAATGATGACTACGTGGACACGACTTCTCAGGCGTTGCTGCGGTTTCGCCAAGGCGGGTTCATCAGTTTGAACACCGACGAGAAAGACGACCCCATCTACTTCCGCCGTAAGGCGGCGTATTATTAAGGACAGACATGGCAACCAATATCGACAAAGCGCTTTACCAACAGCCCCAAGGCATCGACGAGCTGGGGGAGCAAGAGGAGCCGCTTGAGATTGAGATCATTGACCCCGAAGAAGTCAACATCCACGCGGGGGACTTGGAGTTGTCAATAAAGCCCGGTGACGAAGAAGATGACACGTTCAACGAGAACTTGGCCGAGGACATGGACCAGTCTGCCATCGAGTCTATGGCGGGAGACCTGTGTGGTGACATTGAGAATGACAAGAACTCCCGCAAGGACTGGGAGAAAGCCTATACAGAGGGGCTGAAACTACTGGGTCTTCAGTATGAGGAGCGCACGGAGCCGTGGAACGGAGCGTCTGGCGTGTTCCACCCAATGATTACCGAAGCCGTTGTGCGCTTTCAGTCTGAGACGATCACGGAGACATTTCCCGCGCAAGGCCCGGTGCGGACCAAGATACTGGGTAAACAGACCCCAGAGAAACAAGAAGCGGCTATCCGTGTCGAGTTCGACATGAACTACGAGCTGACCGAAGTGATGCGCGAATTCAGGCCAGAGCACGAGCGCATGCTGTGGAGCCTGCCAGCCACTGGTAGCGCGTTCAAAAAGGTGTACTACGACCCAAGCCTTGGCCGTCAGGTGTCGATGTTTGTGCCTGCTGAAGACATCATCCTGCCCTACGGGGCCACGGATTTGGACACCTGCTACCGCGTCACCCATGTGATGCGCAAGACCAAAAATGAGATTGTGAAACTCCAGCAAGCTGGGTTCTACCGCGACATTGAGTTGCCCGATCCGTCCAAAGAACAAACCAACATCCAGAAAGCCAAGGACAAAGAGACCGGGTTTAGCGATTTGAACGACGAGCGCTATATCATCTATGAGTGCCACGTTGACTTGGATTTGGACGGGTACGAGGACACCGATGGGGACGGGGAAGAAACTGGTATTGGGTTGCCATACGTAGTTACCCTTATAAAAGGAACCAATGATGTGTTGGCCATCCGCCGTAACTGGAAGGAAGACGATGACCTGCGACTCAAGCGACAGCACTTTGTCCACTACCAATACATCCCCGGATTTGGGGCTTATGGCTTTGGTCTTTTCCACCTCATCGGTGGGTTTGCCAAGTCTGCGACCAGCATCATGCGCCAGCTTGTCGATGCGGGTACGCTCTCAAACCTTCCCGGAGGACTCAAGTCTCGAGGACTTCGCATTAAGGGTGATGACACACCGATTCAACCCGGTGAGTTCCGAGACGTAGACATCGGCTCTGGAGCGCTTAGAGACAACATCCTGCCCCTGCCCTACAAAGAGCCAAGCAGCGTTCTGTACCAGTTGTTGGGGACCATCGTAGAAGAAGGCAGGCGCTTTGCCGCTACGGCGGATATGAAGGTCTCGGACATGAGCGCACAAGCGCCCGTGGGCACAACTCTGGCGTTGCTTGAAAGACAACTGAAGGTGATGTCGGCTGTTCAGGCCCGGTTGCACTACAGCTTCAAACAAGAACTACAACTGCTGGCCGGGCTGATTCGGGACTACACGGACCCCGAGTACGACTATGACCCAGACAAGTCCAACCGCCGCGCCAAGCAAGAGGACTACAACCACGTTGACATCATTCCGGTGAGCGACCCTAACGCGGCCACCATGAGCCAGCGGGTTGTGCAGTACCAAGCCGTCATCCAGATGGCACAGATGGCCCCCGACATCTACGACTTGCCCCAGTTGCACCGCCAGATGCTGGCTGTGCTGGGGATAAAAGACGCAGACAAGCTCGTGCCCCTGCCTGACGACCAGAAACCGAAAGACCCCGTGTCTGAGAACATGGCTGCGCTTAAGATGGAGCCGCTCAAAGCGTTCTTCTATCAAGACCATGAGTCGCACATCAAGGTGCACATGATGGCCATGCAAGACCCCATCGTCATGCAGTTGATCGGCCAAAACCCCAAGGCACCGCAGATTCAAGCGGCCATGATGGCGCACGTTGCCGAGCACGTAGGGTTTGCGTATCGCCAAAAAATTGAGCAGCAGCTTGGCATGCCCCTGCCCCCACCAGAAGAGAAACTGCCACCGCAGATTGAAGTGGCTCTGTCAGGGATGATGGCGCAGGCCGCGCAGCAAGTGCTCCAGCAAAACCAACAGCAAGCTGCCCAGCAGCAAGCGCAGCAGCAAGCCCAAGACCCCGTGCTTCAGGCGCAGCAAAAAGAACTGGCCATCCGCGAGCGTGAAGTCAACATCAAGGAACAGGAAGTTCAAGGCAAACTGGCCATCGAGAACAAGAAGTTGCAAATTGACGCTACGGCAAAAGCGGGCAAGTACCAGATGGACAAAGAAGAGCAAAAGCTCAAGTCAATAGAGAACATGGGCAAGTTCGAAATGGCTAAAAAAGAACAACAGACCAACAACATGCAAAGGATGGGGGATGCCCTACTGCGTGCGGATGAGCAACTGTTTAAGCGCAAAGAAACCAACCAACGAAAGGAAACCCCTAAAGAATGATTCAAGATTTCGCACGCGTATTGCGCGAACAAATACGCACCGACATGAACAACTACGCAGACGACTGCGCTGGTGGTGCGTGTCGCAATTTTGACGAGTACCAAAAACTTTGCGGAACCATTCAGGGTCTGGCTATCGCAGAGCGTTACATCATCGACCTTGCAGAGAAAGTTGAAAAATCCAATGAGTGAACTCGTACTTGAACCGGGGCAATTTGCCCTGCCTGAAGCAATCCAGCCCATCAATGCCCCGGCAGAAGACGCAGAAAACGACGAGAAAGCAACCATGCTGCCAGAGCCGACAGGCTGGAAGCTGCTGTGTGCGGTGCCCGACATATCTGAAAAGATTGAAGGTACTGATCTCGATCTGGTTAAAGCATCATCCGTCATGCGCCAAGAAGAACACGCCACAACTGTTCTATTTGTGCTCAAGGTCGGCCCTGACGCATACAAAGACACCACCAAGTTCCCCGCAGGCGCGTGGTGCAAGGCAGGAGACTTTGTGCTGGTACGCACGTACTCTGGTACGCGCTTCAAAATTTTTGGTAAGGAGTTTCGCTTGATAAATGACGATCAAGTCGATGCTGTTGTGCAAGACCCTCGCGGCTTAACCCGCGCTTGAAGGAGTAGATATGGCTGAACAATTCAGGTTCCCCGATGAACTGGAAGACGAAAAGACCCCCAAGGTTGAAGTGTCTGTGGACGATGGAGATGTAGAAATCGAAGTCGTTGATGACACACCTATCCAAGACAGGGGCCGCAAGCCCTTGGAACGGGAGGTGGAAGACCCAACCGACGATGAAATTGAGACCTACTCCGATAAAGTCAAAGGACGCATCAAGGAGTTGACCCACGCCCGTCATGACGAGCGCCGGGCCAAAGAATCCACAATGCGTGAGAAGCAAGAACTCGAGCGTCTTGCACAGCAACTCATTGACGAGAACAAAAGACTAAAACAATACGTCTCAAATGGCACTGAGCAGTACACCACAATGGCTAAAAGTGCAGCGGAAGCTGAACTTGAGAAAGCACGGCGGCAGTACAAGGATGCACAGGAAGCGTTTGACACTGATGCCATCATTGCCGCCCAAGAAGCACTGACTGATGCCAAATGGAAGTTGGAGCAAGCGAAAACTTTTCGCCCACCCTCTTTACAAACGGAAGAATATGCAGTACAAACTAGGCAAAGCGCACCCGAACAAGCGCAACCAGACGAAAAAACCCTGCGCTGGCAGGCTAAAAACCAGTGGTTTGGTTCAAACGGGTTCGAAGAAGTCACCAGCTACGCACTAGGGCTGCATCAGAAGCTAGTCAACAACGGGGTAGACCCCCGCACTGAAGAATATTTCGAGCAAATTGATGCTCGCGTGAAGTCGAAGTTCCCCGAAGTTTTCGGTGGTGCAGAAGACAAGCCAAGGTCGGGAGATTCCCCAAGACGACCTGCTGCCGTTGCAGCTCCCGCGACCCGTTCGTCGGGAGCCAAGAAAGTCCAATTAACGCAGACCCAAGTAGCATTGGCGAAGAAGTTTGGATTAACCCCGCAGCAGTACGCTGCTCAAGTAGCAAAGTTGGAGAATCAAAATGGCTGAAAACCGTACCCCCCGTGACCTTGTGTCGCGCGACAAGCAAACTCGTTATGTGTATACGCCGTCCTCGGCACTGCCTGACCCCACTCCGGAGCCGGGATATGTGTACCGTTGGGTAGCTACACACGTATTAGGGCAAGCTGAACCCACCAACGTGTCTCGAAAGATGCGCGACGGTTGGGAGCCAGTCAAGGCAGAAGATCATCCGGAATTGATGATTGAAGGTAGTGCAAAGACCGGGAACGTGGAGATTGGCGGGCTCATGCTCTGCAAAATGATCGCCGAAAAAGCACGCGCACGGGATGATTATTACGACCGACAAGCACAAAACCAGATGGAATCGGTGGACAACCACTTCATGCGAAACAATGATCCTCGTATGCCCTTGTTTGCGGACCGCAAGTCCACAGTCAGCGGCGGCAAAGGGTTTGGTTCAGGTTCTAAGTAAACAAGGAGTCCTTAAATGGCATCAGTAGCATCCCCATACGGGCTAAAACCCGTGAATGAGCTGGGTGGCACACCATACGCAGGTGCAACCCGTTCTTATCTCATCGACCCCGCAGGCACGGCCTCGAGCATTTACAACGGTTCGCCCGTGTATGTGAATGCGTCTGGCTATCTGGCTGTGGCCACCGCAACTGGCGCTGATGCGACCACCAACGGCTTTCCTACTGGCACCGCTAACACGGGCATCGTAGGTGTGTTTGTTGGCTGTTCTTACATCAACACCCAAGGCCAAGTGATCTACGCTCAGTACTACCCCACGGGTGTGACTGGTGTGGTTAATGCCTACGTTGTGGATGATCCCGGCGTTGTGTTCCAAGTCCAGTCCGCTGGCACTGTGGCACAAACTGCACTGGGCGCAAACGTGTTCTTCTCAACCAGCGCTGTGTCAACTGGCAGCACAACCACAGGTAACTCTACGGCTTCTGTCGTGGCAGGTTCCTCGGCTGTGACCACCACCGCAGCATTCCGTGTTGTTGGGTTCGTTAATATGCAAGGTTTCTCGACTGTGGGCGACGCCTACACCGATATTCTGGTCAAAATTAACCCCGGCTATCACTCATTTACCAACGCAGTTGGCCTGTAAGGAGTAACTCAAAATGGCAATTTCACGCGCACAACTACTTAAAGAGTTGCTCCCTGGTCTGAACGCTTTGTTCGGTTTGGAATACGCTCGCTACGGCGAAGAGCACAAAGAAATCTACGAAACTGAGAAATCAGAGCGTAGCTTCGAAGAAGAGACCAAGCTTGCTGGTTTCGGTGCTGCTCCCGTCAAGAACGAGGGTTCCGCTATTTCCTACGACAATGCGCAGGAAGCGTTCACCGCCCGTTACAACCACGAAACCATCGCCCTGGGCTTCTCGATCACTGAAGAAGCGGTCGAAGATAACTTGTACGACAGCCTGTCTGCTCGTTACACCAAAGCCTTGGCCCGTGCGATGTCCTACACCAAGCAAGTTAAAGCCGCATCCGTTATCAACAACGGTTTCAACGGTTCTTTCCTGGGTGGTGACGGCGTGACCTTGTTCGGTAACAACAGTTCCAGCGTTCGCGTTGGCCACCCCTTGGTTAATGGCGCGGTTAACTACAATAGCCCCACCACTGGCGTGGACTTGAACGAAACCTCCTTGGAAAATGCCGTGATTCAAATCGCTGCATGGACCGATGAGCGCGGTCTGTTGATCGCCGCCAAGCCCCGCAAGATGGTCATCCCCCCAGCACTGATGTTCGTTGCCAAGCGTTTGCTTGACACTGAACTGCGTGTTGGCACCACTGACAACGACATCAACGCGTTGAAACAGATGGGTGCGATTCCTGAAGGCTACACCGTCAACCACTTCTTGACCGACACGAACGGCTGGTATTTGATTACCGACGTTCCCAACGGCATGAAGCATTTCGAGCGTATGCCTTTGGCTAACTCGATGGACGGTGATTTTGACACTGGCAACGTTCGCTACAAGGCCCGTGAGCGTTACAGCTTTGGATGGAGCGATCCGCTCGGGATGTGGGGTTCTGCCGGAGCTTAATACTCTGGTATGTAGAAAAGGGGGCTTCGGCCCCCTTTTCTTTTTGTGCTATATTACCTGTGTCGTAACACAGGAGGGCATCATGGAGTACCCAAAAACAAGAGCGGAAGCCAAAGCCGCAGGCGCTAAGTACTATTTCACTGGGCAACCGTGCAAACACGGCCATGTTGCTTTACGAAAAACCAAAGGCGCGTGTATTGAATGTTTGAAAGCGGAATGGGAAAAAGGCAATGAGACTCGTGCGGAATATTTTTGTGAGTACAACCGATCTGACGCAGGGATAGAAGCCAAACAGGAGTACTACAAACGAAATCGAGGGGCCGTAATTGCTCGCGCACAGGCAAGACCTTCAGAAGAAAAAAGGGCGTATAGGGCTGCGTGGAAAGCAAACAACGCCGATCAAGTTTTGGCGGACAACAAAGTTCGCCGCCGTAAGCACCGCCAAGCCACTCCGCCTTGGATCACTCGAAAACAAAAATCGGAAATTCGGCAGCTCTATCAAATTGCCATAACCATGTCTAGAACCACTGGTGAGCGCTATGTGGTAGATCACATCGTCCCGTTAAGGTCTGATTTTGTGTGTGGGCTGCATGTGCCTTGGAACCTGCGGGTAATCACCCAAGAGGAGAATTTGAAGAAGTCAAACAAGCTGCTTGACACGCCCCAAGAATAGTGTATATTGCAACCATTCCGGGAAACCCGGTGTATCAAACAGTCCCGGCTGACTGTCATGCAAGATTGATACGCCTTAACGCATGGAGAAATTCTCATGGGATTCGCAACTCACCTTGGCCCCTGGTTGTTGGGCACTGTTAAAAACACCACTGGCACCACTGCTGGCACCATTCGCAATATGGGCGCTACGATTGTTTCTCAGTCGTACACCGCAGCCACAGCCACTATTTTGGCGTCCCCCACCGCAGTACAGATGTTCACTCTGCCTGCTGGCGCACAAATCATGCGTTTTGACATTTATGTGATTACTGCTTTAACTGGTGCCACTAACTGCGGCGTAGTTATTGGAACGAGCGGCACATCCAACTTCTACATGACTTCTGTTAACAGTGGAACTTCTGCTGTTCAAGTCTCTCCTGCAACGATTGCTGCTGCAACACAAGCGGCTAAAACCAACAACGTAGGAACCACTGACGCAATCATCTACGGCACGTTTACAGCGGCTACGGCTGATGCAACTGCTGGTTCAGTAGTTGTGTCGGTCACATACACTGTCCGTGATTCTGACGGTTCTGCTAACCCCAGCCAAGGTTAATTGATCTAGGGGGCTTCGGCCCCCGCTTTTTAAAGGATTGATTATGGCAATGCAAACAGACGTTAAATCAGCACACCTAAATGTGACTGGTATTGCGGTTAACCAAGGAACCCGCTTGCGGGGGCTTTTCTACACCAGCGGCACTTCTGCTGGCACGCTCAATATTTGGGACACCCTCAGTGCAGTGACGGCCATTACGTCATACACGCGAACAGGCACCACCATCACCGTCACTTTGGCAAGCCACGGGCTTACCACGGGAGACCAAATTGGTTTGAGTTTTAGTTCTGGTACAGGCGGCTACGGGACAAACGGTACGTACATCGTTACTGTTTTGACTTCCAGCACTTACACCGTGACTGACATCAACTCGGGCACGATCACCTCGGGCACGGGCGGAACGCAGACGGTTGCTGGTGGGCGGTGGTTGTTCTCTTTGGATACGGCTGCGCAAACAACTTCTGGCCAACCCGGCATAACCAGCGTGCTGATTCCCGGCGAAGGCATCGTTGCTCGAACAGGGCTTTATTGTCAAATGGGTACGGCGGGGACAAACCAAAACGGCGTAACAGTCTTTTATGGCTAAGTCCCCTGCATGGCAACGCAAGGAAGGCAAATCGGAGAAGGGCGGATTGAACGCCAAAGGCCGAGCTTCCTACAACAAAGCCAACCCCGGCAAGCCGGGTTTGAAAGCACCGCAGCCAGAGGGCGGCAGCAGGCGCGACTCTTTCTGTGCAAGGATGACTGGGATGAAGAAGAAACTTACATCCGAGAAGACAGCCAAAGACCCAAACAGTCGGATTAACAAGAGCCTGCGGGCTTGGAAGTGCTGACATGGAAATGGCTATTTGGAACGCAATCTTGACAGCGTTTTTGGCGTTGTTGGGCTGGAATCTGAAAGACAAAGCGGATGAGATCAAACGTCTTCAAATTTTGATTAATAGAACGCGTGAAGAGATGCCCAAAGAGTACGTGACCAAGGTAGACTTGCACACGGACATCAACAGGATAATGGACAGACTGGACAGGTTAGAGAACAAGATTGACCTGTTTATCAAGGAGCAACGCAGTGCCCTCGGTTAGCGCAAAACAGCACAGGTTCATGGCGGCGGTGGCGCACAGTCCATCGTTTGCCAAGAAGGCAGGAGTCCCACAATCCGTGGGCAAGGATTTCTCAAACGCCGACAAAGGCAAGACTTTTAAAAAAGGTGGTGATACTATGGCTAAAGCAAACCCTTTCATGGAAATGATTGCTAAGAAAAAAGCAATGGGCACAAAGAAGATGGCTTCTGGTGGCATCACCAGCGCCAAAATGGGCAGTGTCAAGACTGGTGCTCCCAGCCGTGACGGCGTTGCTACCAAAGGCAAAACCAAGGGCACCATGGTCAAGATGGCTGGTTCTACACCCCTGGGCATGAAGCGCGGCGGCAAAGCCGCTTGCTGAGATGATGGCCAGCCGTGGGATGGGCGACATCAGCCCATCCAAAATGCCCAAAGGCGTTCGAAAAGAACGCCGTGACGATACCGACTTCAAGCAGTACAAAGAAGGCGGGAAAGTCAATGCTGCTGGCAATTACACCAAGCCCTCGCTTCGCAAGCGGATTGTGTCCCAGGTAAAAGCTGCGGCCACACAGGGCACGGGCGCAGGCCAATGGTCAGCCCGTAAGGCACAGCTTGTGGCCAAGAAGTACAAAGCGGCTGGAGGAGGTTATCGTGACTGAACACACAAAAGACTGTTTAATTGGCGAAGCAGGACAGTGCACTTGCGACGCAATAACGGACAAAGAAATAGATGCTGAATTGCTTGAAAAAGAAGAGGCAAAAGATTGAAACCGCCGCAGACTTCTCTCAGAGCTTGGGGTGACCAGAAATGGCGCACCAAGTCGGGGAAGCCTTCGTCAAAGACGGGGGAGCGGTATCTTCCAGAAGCGGCAATCAAAGCGCTCAGTCCTTCTGAGTACGCGGCTACCACCAAAGCCAAACGGGCGGGTAAGGCGGCAGGTAAACAGTTTGTGGCGCAACCCAAGAGCATTGCGAAAAAAACAGCGGGGTTTAGATAATGGGCGGTGGTGGTCAACAAATGATGGGGCAGGTGGGACAGGCTGTGCAAGGCGGCATGTCTCAGGGGTCTTCGACGACTCCTTCTGCACCCGCCGCTCCTGTGGGCAATGCGTATGCAGCCCCCGTCTCGCTTCCTGCACAACTGCCCGAAAGTTACCAAGACGACAGAATGCGTAGTCCGCAGGAGCAACAGCCGTTTCCACAGCAACAACAGCAACCATCTTGGCAGCAGAATCCTGAGTGGCAAGGTTACCAAAGCCAGATGCAGGATTTACAAAACAAGATGCAGACGTATCAGCGCCAGTATCAGCCGCCACAGATGCAGCAACAGCAAAATGACTATCAGCCCCGTGGCCGTGGAGGTTGGGGCTATGGTGGCCGTGGAGGTGGTAGCTTTGGGCAACAGCAAGGGCCGTTTCAAGGCAGCGGCTTGGCTGGACTTTTAGGCGCTTTTGGTGGTAACAGCATGTTTAAAAACGGCGGTAAGGTCGAATAATGGCAGTCACCTCTGGACAATCAGGCTTTAACCTCGACCTCACCGAGCTGGTCGAGGAGGCGTTTGAACGGGCGGGGTCCGAGTTGCGCACGGGGTATGACCTCAAAACAGCACGGCGGTCACTGAACTTACTGTTTGCTGACTGGGCCAATCGTGGCATCAATATGTGGACGTTTGAGCAAGGCACGATCACTCTGACTCAGGGGCTGAACACCTACGCCGTGCCGACGGACACAGTGGATTTGCTGGATCATGTGATCCGCACCAATGCCAACATTCTGGCCAATCAAGCGGATTTGACAATCACGCGCATCAGCGTTTCTACCTACGCAACCATTCCCAACAAACTCAACCAAGCACGTCCAATTCAGGTTTGGTATCAGCGTTTGGATGGGCAGGTTGCCACTACAACTTCGACATTTGTCTCCCAAGACCTTACCGCTGCGACGATTACGCTGAGTTCGGTTGTGGGGCTTCCTGCCGTTGGGTACGTGGACATCGTGGCCTCTGGTGGCACAGAAACTGTGTTCTACAACTACATATCAGGGAATACCCTTAGTAACGTGTTTCGTGCGCAAAACGGCACGACCCAGCAGACCCCTGCGGCGGGTAATCCCATTCGCGTCAACAACGTTCCCCGTGTCACTGTGTGGCCCACACCTGACGGCTCCCAGACCTACCAGTTTGTCTACTGGCGCATGCGCCGTGTGCAAGATGCTGGCGGGGGTGTCAATGTAATGGATGTGCCGTTTCGGTTTGTCCCGTGCATGGCAGCAGGACTGGCCTACTATATTGCGCTCAAAGTGCCGGGGGGCATGGACCGCTTGGCTGTCCTCAAACAGCAGTACGACGAAGCGTGGATGAGCGCAGCAGATGAAGATCAAGAACGTGCGGCCCTGCGGCTTGTGCCCCGGCAGATGTTCATTGGGAGCGGTACGTAATGGGCAATAGGTTTGCGTCTGGCAAGAACTCAATTGCGGAGTGCGACCGTTGTGGGTTTCGCTTCAAGTTGACCACGCTGCGCAAAGAAGTTGTCAAGACCAAGGTATATGATCTCAAGGTGTGCCCCCAGTGTTGGGACCCCGATCAGCCACAGTTGCAACTGGGCATGTATCCGGTGGATGACCCGCAAGGGGTAAGAGACCCAAGACCCGACATCAGCTACAAAGTGTCTGGACGTACGGGTTTGCAGATCGTACTGACCAACAGTTCGGCTGCGGATGCGCAGGGGATTCTCAGCGGGGGTAGCAGGGTTTTTCAGTGGGGCTGGACCCCTGTTGGTGGCTCGGAATTTTTTGATGCCGCACTTACACCGAACAATTTGGTGTTGGGCGTGCAATTGGGTATAGTGACGGTGGCAACGACATAAGGAGTCAAAGATGGACAAGAAGGACTTGGCACAAGACAAGAAGATGATCGCAGGCGCGGTGCATAAGCATGAGAAAAAGCTGCACCCTGGCAAGCCTATGACCAAACTCAAAGCTGGCGGCAAAACCAACGGCGACATGCTCAAATACGGGCGCAACATGGCCAAAGTAATGAACCAGCGTAGCTCTGGTCGTGGGGGCTGATATGGCGACCTACAAGCAGCCGACCAAAGTGGCCAACGTGATCGTTGGCGAAGAGCCAGCCAAAGAGACGATGCGCAAAGCAAACGTGTCTGTGGCCAACACACGCAGTCAAGACTACCCACCCATGAAGACCTCTGGTATTGTGGTGCGCGGCGGTAAAGCGCAGACCAAAGGCAAGCTGGCCCGAGGCCCGATGGCATGAATTACACCGAGTTGTACAACACAATTCAGAGCTATACAGAGAACCAGTTTCCCGATGTATACCTTGCGAGTGGGAGTACTGTGTCTGCAACGACACAGATCAATACTTTCATCACGCAGGCTGAACAACGTATATACAACTCGGTTCAGTTCCCATCGCTGCGCAAGAACGTAACGGGATTTACAACCACAAGCAATAAGTACTTGGCTTGCCCATCTGACTTCTTGGCAACGTATTCAATGGCTGTGATTGCCGCAGACGGCTCATATGAGTATTTGCTAAACAAGGATGTGAACTTCATCCGTCAGGCGTATCCGCAGCCAACGGACACCGCTATCCCGAAGTATTACGCGCTATTTGGCCCGTCATACACAAGCAGCAATGAGCTGTCTTTCATTCTTGGCCCGACTCCTGATGCAGCCTATAACGTAGAGTTGCACTACTTCTTTTATCCAGAATCAATTACTACTGCGTCTACGGGGCGTACTTGGTTGGGGGATAACTTTGATTCTGTGCTGTTGTATGGGTCTTTGGTTGAGGCATACACCTTTATGAAGGGCGAAGTGGACATCATTACTGGGTATAACCAGAAGTACATGGAAGCCCTTGCATTGGCCAAACGTCTGGGCGATGGTATGGAGCGCAGCGACGCATACCGCAGTGGGCAGTACCGCGCACCCGCGTTGCCACAAAATAATGGGGTGCGTTGATGGCATTCCAAGGCAACTTCAGTTGCAACACCCTTCGCTCCGGGCTGGCAAACGGCACGATTAATTTTGCGTCAGACACGTTTTACTTGGCGCTGTACACCAACGCGGCCACACTTGACCAGAACACCACCGCGTACACTGCGGCTGATGAGGCGTCTGGGGGCAACTACGTTGCTGGGGGGCTGGTGGTTACTGCAACCATTGGCACGGAGTTGGCTTCTTCTGGAAGCATTGTGTTCATTAATTTCTCATCCCCGTCTTGGACGGGGGTTATCACTGCCAGGGGCGCTTTGATTTACAAGGCCGGGGCCAATGGCGCTGTGTGCGTCTTGGACTTCGGCAGTAACAAAACATCCACCAACACTTTCACCGTGACGATGCCTGCGAACACCAGCACATCGGCACTCATTCGGCTTGTTTAAGGAGCAATCATGTTCAACGATAAAGTTAAATCCAAAGATGTTGCCTCAAGCAGCTTGATTGCTGGTGGCTCCGCCGCTGATAGCGCAAGCGCAAAAGGCGTGTACAAAATCCAGTGCCACGACAAAGACGGCAACTTGAAGTGGGAAGATGAAGCCCTCAATCTGGTTGTAAACGGAGGTCTGCAAGACATGAACGCCAAGTACTTTACTGGTAGCGCTTACACCGCAGCTTGGTATATTGGCCTGTACGGTGCCGGGGCATCAAACACCCCTGCGGCTGGTGACACCATGTCTTCCCATGCGGGTTGGACTGAAGTGACGGCGTATAGCCAAGCTACCCGTCCTGCCTGCACGTTTGGAACCCCCTCGACTGCCAACCCCTCAGTGGCAACCAATTCAGCTTCACCAGCATCGTTCAGTATCAATGCAACGACCACGGTTGGCGGGGCTTTCTTGACCAGCAACAACACCAAGAGCGGTACGACTGGAACGCTGTACTCAGCCGCAGACTTCAGTTCTCCCGGTGACCGTTCCGTTGTGTCGGGCGACACCCTTTCTGTTACTTACACTCTGAGTTTGGCAGGTTAATCATGGCAACAACTTTCAAAAAAGGCGACGTTGTTAAAGCTGTCGCAGTCGTTCCTCAAGGCCCGGTGCTTGCTCTGCGTATGAGCGAAGAGGGTGTGGTGTCGTATCTGATCGAATGGACGGATGCGGACGGAGATACTCAACAACGCTGGTTTGAAGAGTCTCAACTGACAGGAGCATGATCTATGGCACTCGTCCTCGCGGATCGAGTCCGTGAAACTACCACCACTACAGGCACTGGCTCTGTAACGCTGGCTGGCGCGTACACGGGCTTTCAGACTTTTCTTGCTGGTATTGGCAACAGTAACAGCACGTACTACACCATAGCCAACGTAGTTTCGGGCGAGTGGGAAGTAGGTATTGGCACGTACACAGCCTCTGGGAATACGCTTTCCCGTACAACGGTTCTGGCGTCCAGCAACTCAGGTTCGCTTGTAGTCTTCACTTCGGGCACCAAAGATGTGTTTGTCACCCAGCCTGCTGAACGGGCTGTGTATGTGGATGGAACGGATGTTATTCCGTCAAACAGCGCCAGTTTAAAAACAACTTACGGTGGTACAGGCGTAACCAGCTACACGGCTGGTGATGTTCCTTACTTTGCCACGGGCACGGCATTATCCAAGCTTGGGATTGGGGCGGCAAACACCGTTCTAACTTCAAGTGGTACTGCGCCTCAATGGTCTACGAGCATTAATATATCGGGCAGCGTTACTGCGGCAACGGATTCATCATTCACTTCCACGGGTGCGTTGCAAATCTCAGCGGGTACGACTGGTCAGAGGCCCACGGGAGCAGTGGGCAAGATTCGTTGGAACAGCACGTTGTCCCAGTATGAAGGGTATGACGGCGCAAACTGGACGCTCCTGGGCGGGGCAGTGATCTCCAACGACACCTCAACGACAAGTGTTCGTTACCCAGTGTTTTCCAGCGTCACAACTGGCAACGCTTCCACTTTGTACACAGGCAATGCCAATCTGCTTT